ACCGACCTCAACCACCACCGGTGCAGGCCCAGGCAACAACAGGGCACCCGTCACAATCGCGAACGGAAGCAACAGCTTGCCCGCCAAATCGTCAAGCACGAAAACCACCAACCTTTGCAAACGTTAGAAAATTCTGACATCAGCAAATGTACCGGCAACTACAGACAAAAGAAACCCCCCACCATCCATAACAGACAGTGAGGGGTTCCTTCTGTAATCGACTACGCCTGAATGAGGAACTTGACGTGGTCTGCGCCGTTCGCAACACCAGCAGCAACACGGTAAGTAAACCGGTAGCCAGTGATGTCATTAGCGAAGTAAGCCTCGCTCGACACAGAGGTCTCAAGACCGGTCGTAGCAATCTTCACCGATGGCCAGTGGCCAAACAGTACAGACTTGTTACCGGTCGTGGGAGCATCCACAGCAGGGTTTTCGTAGACTGGAAGACCAAGAAGCTGGTCGTCGCCTCCGACTACAGGGTTGAAAATATAAGCCCCGTTGCCATCCTTGAGCTTGCGGATTTTGGCAAGCGTTGCAGTGTTCAGCATGAAGCCGGTGCCGGGAAGCATCCGCGCCATACCATCAACGCTGAAAGCCAATTCGATAAGCTCGTCAGTGGTGATCTCCGTGGCAGAAGCAGCAACAACACCCTCGGTAGCAACAGCCTCAACAGCAGTGTTCACCAAAGCGTTAACACGGGTTCCAATAGCAACCCCAGCATTTTCCGCAATAGAAGCCTCAATGTCAAAACCAGCATCGCTAATAAGCTCGTTAGCAAGCTTGACAATGAAACCCTGTTTTGAAGGCTGAAGAAGCAGAGAAGCGTAAGTGTTCTCCGACTCATCCAGAGCAGCCCCAGCAGCCTTTTCGGTTGCAGTGCTGTACACGGTCATAACGGGAATGCGAAGGTCTGAACCAGAATCGCGCTCAAAAACCTCAGAGGTTCTCAGGTAAGGGCCAACCAGTTTCGCCAGCGCATACACGCGATCCAGGAAGTTGACGGGCACAGTGTTGGCTGAAGGAACCAACGTTGCGCGCTGTTCCATCGTGAAGCTGTGTCCACGCATTTCTCCGCGAGCCATCGCACGAAAAACGCTTGCGGTGCCACGCGATTCCTCAACGGGAACGAATGAGCGAGCAGCTTCAGAAGCTTCAGCAACACGGTCAGCGCTGCGCTTAGCAATAGCAAGAGCCTCATCAGCTTTGCGAATGTCAGCCTCAATACGGTCAATCTGTGCAACTTGTTCGGAATCAAGACCGCGACCTTCAGACTCAGCAGCATCAATAGTTTCTCTGATCTGCATGGTCAGGTTGGCGCGGGCTTCTTCCTGAGTCTTAATGAACTCAGACATTGTAATGTCCTTTCAATAGGATTAATGTGGTTTTCGCAGCGGCGGTAACGCACAACTACTACCAGCAGCGGTAACGCACAAATCCGGTAACACCAGTATAAAACACCGCATGTCTTTAACTCCGTGGAGATGTGGGGAGTCGAACCCCAGTCCGCCAAGTTACCCTCACAGGTTTTATCTTGCCGTCGAAACCATCCACCCCCACACCTACTTTAGCGCACAGAAAACCCCCACCAGCAGAAAGGGGTTGCTGGTGGGGGTGGCTTTCTAACGGCGCTCTACAGCCCCAATAACACGGGTTTCTTTGTTCCTCTGCTCGCTGGAGCCCTTAGCGGAAACAACCTCGGGTGCCCCATCCGCAGGCGCATCCAATGCCACAATCGCATCCGCGAACTCATCAGCCAAAGACTTAATAGCCCCGCTCACAGGATTACCGGCAACACGCAAAATTGCTTTTTTGATTTCATCTTTTGTAGCCATCATGCTCCCATCAACAGTTCGAGCTTCTTTTTCTTTAGCGCCAGGATTTCTAAGCTACCCGCCGGCGGCTCCACCGGCACAGCCGCAGGTGCAAGCTCATCAATAACGGAAGTCAGCAGCTGCCTATCATCGGCAGTAATATCCTCGCCGTTCTCAATCTTAAGCAGTGCATCAGCAAGTGCATCAGCATCCACCCCAGCCCGCACAGCAATCCTGTCCAGCCCACGCACGGAAGTCGTGCCCGCCGTCCCTGTATAAGCAGGGAAGCTTACGATGCTCGCCTCTATAACATTGACCTTGTTGAGGGTGCGCACTGTCCCTTCAGCGTTCCAGCTGTCGCCACCACGGGCCACGGTAAAACCAAAGCTCATGCTGTCAACAATTTTATCCCTAACCAAGATTGATACGTCGCGTCCCAAGTTAGTCATGGGGAGCGTCGCTTCGACAAACAAGCCAACACTGTCCTCGGTCATGCGCAAGTTACCCGCTCGCGTACTAGCCAAGGGTTGCCCTGAGTCGTGGTTCCATAAAAGTTTGATGTCGTTACGGTTGCGCAAAGAACCCCTAAAAGCGCCCGGTGCGATGCGTTCCGTGAACGGCAAAGGCTCGCTATCAGAATTGAACACGGCAGCATAACCACTAAACTGCATACCCTCGTCGGTTTCGCGCACCTCAAACTTTGCGCTGTTCACACGGGTTTCCATTTTGCTCAACGCTTGCCCCCCGGCTCGTCCCTCATTGCTTTCGATAATTGTATCCACAACATCATCCGCATATTTATGCAAACGTTCACGGGTTCTCTCCGACAACACCACACCCCACAACGACGCCCCAGGCACCGAAACAACATCACGAACAAACACCCACATAGCAGGTGTCACGTTACCGTTACCGACCGCCACAACCTCAGGGGAAACCCCTACAGCACGGCGAGCAATCGCCCGCACCCACGACGGCGGGGCAAGCATCAAACCGGCATCTTCACCAGGTTCCATCTCAGCGAACGCATCCCCATCCAAAACTTGCACAGACCGTTCGCCCATATACTCCGACCCCTCATTTTCGCTAATCGCCAACGCCTGCCCGATCGCGTCCTCCTTGCTCTCATGGCAACCCATCACATCACCATCATCTTTCGTCGTCGCCCACTCGCCCACAGCACAGCCAGGGTTATCTTCCTCAATGTAATACGGCATCAATCAACCTCATCCTTATAAACCGAATCAGGGTCTAACGGGTTTACCTGCGCCACACCCTGCAACTGCACAGAAGGCAAACCTGTATGGCCCACCGGCGGCAGCCCAATCATTTCCATAGCCTCAGCCGGATCAAACCCTGCATAAACCAAATCGCGCACCATCTGCACCTTCTCGCGTTGTGCCTTCACACCAGCCTCAGAAAGGTTCACGTTAGCCAAAGGAACACGCACAGCCTCAGCAGCGTCGCCCTGTTGCGGTGCCAAATCCTCCAACCGGCGAATGTCATTGATGGCCAGGAAGCCAGACTGTAACCCTGTGCTGTAAGCGCTGTAACGGCTTTGAATGTCGGCCCGCAACAGCCCGTTCATGTTGAACTTCACAAACGCTGTGCTGCCGCCCTCATAGCGTGACATAAGAGAACTCATCGCGTCCTCAATTTTTGTGACGTAGGGGCGCAACGTGTGGGTAACAAATCCCAGCATGTTCTGCTCAACGCTCGAATAGGTGTTAGTTCCCGGCAGGTTCAGCATGTGAGAAGGTATCCGCCATATACGCGCAATATCCTCCACAGCCATCCTGCGGGCCTCTAAAGCCTGCGAGCTTTCAGGGTCAACCTGTGTTGGTTTGAACGTTGCTCCGCCGCTTAGTATCCCTGTGCGGCCACTCTTACGCCAACCTTTATGAGCGTTATCAAAAGAACCCCGCAACGATTCAGCCTGCTCCAACGTAAGCGCACCAGGGTACTCAATCACTCCATGCAAGGTTGTGCCGGTAGAAAAAAACGTTGCCGCATACAGCTCAAGCGCTTTCGACAAACCAAGATTTTCGCGCAAAGCGTGAACACGGGAAACGCCGCGCACAGTGCCAGGGCGCAGCAAGTCTGGAATATACAACACCTGTTCGGAGGTTAGTGGCTTGTCCTCACCAGCAACAGTAAAAACTAAAGTGCCCTGCGCGTTCCGAGCGACCTCTACAGTTTGGGGGTTCA